GGACGGTCGGCTTGTAGTCCTTGATGAACTCGACGAGGGCCTCGACGGCGTTCTCGTCGGCCATGTCGCCGTGGTTGTCACCGAAGGCGACGAAGCGGGTCGGTGTGCTCATCAGCGGACGTTAATGTAGGGGATGGGCTTGCCGGCGTCGAAGGCCGCGAGCATCTCGTCACGGCGCTTACGGGCGGTCTCGAGGTCGCTGGCGATGTTCTCGACGATGTCCTTGCCGCGACGACGCAGGCGGAACCACCAGCAGTCGCCGAGCTTCTGGAGGTGGTGGTTCGGGTTCTCGGCCTTGATGTAGGCCGGCTTGTCGTTGCGTCCCGTGCGCGTGAACTTCGGGCAGGCGAGGAGAAAGGCCACGCGGTCAGGCGACAGGCCGACCTTGTTCGCCCATGCGAGCGTCTCGGGGTTCAGAGTCTCCATGACTTGGCTAGGTTGCGTCCTTCGGACATGATCTGATTACGGGCGTTAGGCTTGAAGATGTACTCCTGGTCGAACAGGTGGGAGGCGCGGATTTCTGCGATGCTATCCAGTTCCTCGTCGTTAGCAGGGCCGACGCCAGCGGTGGCGACGTAGATGGTGCGGACGCGCCAGCCTTTCTCCCAGAGGATGTCCTGGCAGACGCGCAGCTCGTTGACGTAGCGCCAGTCCGAACAGACCACGGTCTCGGGACTGGGCTGGTCGGCGTGCTTCATCACCGGGCACCAGTTTGCGAAGTGACGGGCGAAGACGTCCCGGTCTAGGCGCCGTGCGAACTTCCCCGCGTGGACGAGGAAGTCGCGATTATCGACCTTGAAGTCCTCCTTGAAGAAGTCCCCGTCAAGGCCGAGATAATCCATGTAGTGGTTCGCGGCCTCCTTGAGTGCGTCGGCGAAGTTGATGTGTTCGGCGGGGCGGTTGGCCCACTCAAGCAGGCCGGAAGCGAGGGTGTCCTTCCCAGCCCTCGCGTATCCGCAGATCAGGACGAGGGTGGGAGGAGCCATCGGCGTGGGAGCGTCGGTCACTTAGGTTAGAAGGGCGGATTCTCGGGCGGGGCTTCCTGCACGACGGGCTTCTGGGAGCCCTTCGGGAACGTCAGTTTGTACTTGAACTGAGGCTTGCCGTTCCACTCGCCGTTCGGGATGGCCTCGACGCCGATGAGGCAGGTCTTGCCGCAGGCGGGTTCGATGTACTGCAGGAACTCGGCGGGGGTCGCGTCCAAGCGGATCTCCTCGGTGAACTTGCCGGCGAACTTGCCGACGAGCATGGCGAGGGGCTTTGCGTACTTGGAGCCGTACGACTTGCTCAGGCAGTTGCCCTGGTCGTCGAGGAAGAAGAGGCGCGCGGAGGAGGTGCCGTCTTCGTTGTGCTTCACCTTTTCGAACTTCGGCTTGATGAGCTTCAGTTTGTAGGTGCCGGACACCTCGATGGACTTGAGCGGGGGGCGGTCGTTGTTGGGCGGGTTCATATTAGGCGAAGTTGATGTTGGTGGCGGCGGTCGGCTTGGCGGCGATGTCGATGGTCTGGATCTGCTGCGGATAGGCAGGCCAGACGCCCGAGGCGGTGCATTCCTTGTAGAGGGTCAGCGCCTTCTCGAAGTCGAACGCGGCGCCAGTCATCAGTTCAGGCCCGAGTTCGTAGACGGCGTGAGCGTAGGGCGGCTCCTTCTCGACGGCGATGAAGCGGAAGCCAAGCACCCGGCACTTGTAGGCGGACTCGACGGCGTGGCGGTAGAAGTAAGCCTGGAGGGCGTACTTGTATTTGCGGACGGCCTGAAGGAAGCCGTGCGGGGATGCGTCCTCGCAGGTCTTCAGGTCGTAGATGTAGCCGTCGTCGGAGATGCCGTCGATGGCGCACTTCACCAGCGTGTCGCCGATGAAGGCGGTGAACATCACTTCGGTCTTCGACAGGACGATGCCGTTGGCCTTCATGCAGGCGGCGGCGGAGTTGGCCACGGCGTCGACGAGGGCACCTTCCTCGGCGGTCAGGATGGCCTTGCCTTCGTTGGCGGTGACGAACTCAGCCCACGCGGCCTTGCCTTCCTTCGTGCGCTTATCGACCTCGGGGGCGATGGCGTGCGTGGCGTTGTAGGCGTCCAGCCCTTCGAGGGCGAGTTTGTGGACGGCGGTTCCCACGCGGAGAGCCTTGGAGTCCTCCTGCGTGCGGTTGAGGTACGCCTGGTAATGGGCGGGGGACTTGAGCAGTTCCTTTGCCCCGGATTGGTTGAGTGCTTGGATGCCGTCATAGATGACGCGTTCGGTGATGAGGTCGGGCATGGTGATCGGGTGTTGGTGTTCTAGTTTGGTTGTGGTGGGAAAGGTCAGAGAGAGTCGTCCTCGGGGGCGGACTCTTCGACGCTGGCGGAGATACGGCGCACGTCCTCAAGGGCGGCCTCACCGGCATTCTCCATTGCCTCAAGGGTGTTCCGCAGGACGCGCAGCTGGACGACGAGCACGTGGACGCGGTCGTGGAGAGGCTTCACTTGGGCGGACTCGTCAGCCGTCTCGACGTGATCGGTGAAGACGCTGAGTTCGGTGAGCGCAGCGGAAGCAAGGTCGGAGACGACGGCGAGGTCTTCGCAGTGCATCTCGACCCGGGAGGCGAGCGACTTGACGATGGCGAGGTCGCTGGTGACCTTCTCCACGAGGCGCTGGATGTTGTCTCGGTTGGTCATTGGCGGACGGGCGTGAAGGTAAGTTCCTTTATCTCGCCGTTAGGGGCAAGCGTGAAGTAGCGGACTTGGGAACGCACGAGCGACGGGTAGGTCTTGCGCTTCCAGGCGTTCAGGTCGGTCAGGAAGTCGGCGTGTTTGCGCGCCGTCATCTCGACGTAGGGGTAGCCGTCCAGCAGCAGGAGCAAGGCGTACTGGCCGCGGATGGTCGCCGCGATGCGCTCGATGCCCTTAGGTACGTCAGCCATCACAGTTGCCCGGTCTTTGCGCGGTTCCACTTGGCGATGGTGGCGATGACGACGGCCTTGGCGATGGCGTCGAGATTGCCGACCTGAGCGATGTCATCGAGGACGCGGGCGAGTTCGTTGCCGGCGTAGCGCATCTCGGAGATGGTCTTTGCCTGAGCCTCGGCGCGGGCTTCGGCAGCCGACGCGAGGTTCTGGTTGTGGAGGTGACGCATCGCGGCGTTCACCGGGTCGAAGGGGTCGAAGTCTTTGCTCATTTGGTCAGGGGGCGAGGAGTGGGGGAGAAGGCAGGGGCGGCGGCTTGGGCTGAGGGCGTAGGACGGAAGCCGGCTGAGGCCACGGCGCCGTCATCGTCGAGGTCGACGGAGATGCCGCACGCGGTCTGGATGGACTGTCGGCGGATGTAGGTGATGGCCCCGCCGATCTGCTGGGCGGTCAGACCCTCGGCCTTGACGAGCAGGGTGCCGAAGTCGAAGCGTTCGCCGGAGCTGTGGAGGAAGGCGGTCGAGACGCCGACCTTGCCGTCCTGGCTGACGAGCGTCTGGATCAGAGCGAGGTCGTGGTCGAGCAGGACGGGCTTGATGGCGTCGAGCAGCGCGTCGAGGGAGACGTACTTGGCCTTGAAGGCCGGGTTGATTTTGTTGGCCTTCACGTTGTCCAGGGCGGCGAGGGCTTGGACGAGCGCGGAGGTGGCGGTGGTGGGCGTGGGCTGTTTGCTCATGGTGGGAATTATTTGGGCTGTTCGGCGGCCTTGGTGACTTCGCCGGCCTTGATGGTGGCCTCGATGTCGGCGAGGGACATCCGCGTGTAGCCGGGGACGAAGAGGTTGTAGTAGGTCACGCCGTTGCGGACGGTGGGCGTCAGCAGTCGGGCGACCTTCTGATCGGGCAGGACGATGTAGGACGAGTCCGCGATGATGCGGTATTCTGGAGAGGGTTTGGAGTCTTTCTTCATTGGGGAGATTAGTTGATGACGCCGCGGGTAGCGGAGTCGAAGATGAGGAGGGCGTCGGCGTTCCAGAGGGTGACGTCGACGGTGGGGAAGAGTTCGCACGCCCGGGCCTTCAGCTTGTTCTTCCACTGGGTCGTGGTCAGGTCGCCCTTCGTTCCGCAGGTGTGCGTCTTCTGCCAGACGGCGGGACGGATGCGGTGTATCTTCCAGCCCATGGCGACGGCGGCGCCGTAGAGGACGCCCGTGTTCCACATCAGTTTGCCGATGGCGGAGCCGGGGATGTTCTTGCCGGCGAAGAGGGGCGGCTCCTCGAGGTAGAGGCTGACGTCCTTGGCCTTGCAGCTGAGATCGGCGAGGAGTTGGCAGACCTCGACATCAGACCCGGGCATCTTCGCGCACTCGACGGGGTCGCCGTCAAACGACCAGACGATGCCGCCGTTTACGCCAGGGTCGATTGCTACGATGAGGTGGGCCACGGCAAGACCCTTTATCGGGGCTTGGCTGAGGACAAGCGGAAAAGGTTGGCCACTCGGATGGCGTAGTCGTTCGGGCGGAACTTGCGGGAGACGGCACCTGACCAGCCCACGTTCCAGACCAGGGCGAGTTGTTCGGGGGTGGGGGCGATGACGCCGATCCGGGCGAAGTTGTCGCGGATGGTGCGGAGGTGGGCGGCCGCGATCATGTCCTGGGCGGTCGCGTCCCGCCACTTAGACCACTGGAAATGATGGTGGCCTTCCCGCTTCAGGCGCTCGTTCGCGTCGTCCCAAGCCTGACGGCCGACCTGATACATCCCACGCTCGCCGGCCTTGCCGACGGCCTTGCGGTTCTGGCCGGACTCGACGACGGCGATGCACTCGAGAAGGGTGGCCTCAGCTGCGGCAGCGGCGTTGAAGCCGAGGAGCAGCAGGGCGACGATGGAGAAGGGACGCATGGGTTTAATCACGGCTGGCCCTTGCCCTCCTTGGCGGCTCTCCAATCAATTACGGCAGGGTCAGTTTCCCAAAGATAAGGAGACTCGCAGACGGCATCCCCGGCCTTGGTCAGCCGCTCGACCTCATCTTTGAGTTGAGCAACATTGAGCGACAGGGAATAAATACCCTTATGGAGATGAGCGTTCTCCGCTCCAACCCGCTCGACCTGTGCTTGTAATTCCTTGTTAGGGATAAGGGTGCAATTGCAGAAAACCATCAGATGCTGAACCTCGGTCTTGAGGCGGGCGTTCTCGGCCTTGAGGCGGGCGACTTCCTTGTTCAGTTCGCCGACGCGGCGCATCATCGTCAGTTCTAGGTCGCTCATACGCGTCTCGGGACTTGTGATCCGGCGACCTCGAAGCCGTCGACCTCGTAGGAGTAGGTGATGCCGACCCAACCGCCGGCGGCGGCATAGGCTTGCAGGCTAATCTTGGAGGCGCCGTCTTCGCTCAGAGACTCGTGGTAGTGATTCAGGAGCTTCTCCATGCGCTTGGACTCGATGGCGGTCTTGGCGGAGCAGATGTCCCCGGTCATGATGCGCTCGTTGATGTGGTAGATTTCGCTGAGGAGGGCGACCATCCCGTCGAGGTGCTTGAACGAACTCATCGGCTGCGCTCCTCCATCTCGCGGATGACCTTCTCGTTGTGCATGGCGACGGCGTGGGCTCGCTCGGCCTTGGCAATCCAGTGGGTGCGGGACTGGGCGAGGGCGATGACCTCCTGCTTCAGCTTCTCAGCCTCGGCGCGGTAGTCGTCGATGATGCGGATCTGCATCTCGATGGTGCGGTCAGCCTGGTCGGCGTAAGCCTTCATCGCGTTGAGGGCGGTCTTGAGCATCCGGGCGTAGGACCACGGGACGAGCCACCAGAAGCGGGGCATGGAGTCGGGTTTGATGATGTGCATGGGTTGGTAGGGGCGGTGGGAAGGGTCAGGCATGGGTGGCTTTGTGAGCGTCGAGGATGGCCTTGTTGCGAAGGTAGCGCGCCTTAGCGGCGGCGAGGATGCGCTGCTTGTTCCGCTGGTAGTAGTCCTTACGGTAGGTCGGATTGCGGCTGATCCATGCCTCGGTGATTGCGATGACGCGCTCCTTGTTGGCCGCGTAGTAAAGGCGGCGCTTGTAGTTGGCGATTTCCTTGTCGGTCATGGCGATTACTTCTGGCGGTTGTACGGGCCGCGCTTCTTGAGGTTGACCCAAGTCGTCCCGGTGATGTCCAGCCACTGACGGAGGGTGCAGACGGTCGTGTCCAGGGCGGCGGCGGCATCGGCCTGCGTCTTGCCGGCTGCGTTGAGCGCGGCGATCTGCGGGAGGATGGCCTGCAGGCGACGGGCGGCGTATTCGGCCATCGGTCGCTTGAGGGGGAGAGGTCGACCAGCAAAGGTGAGCGAATCGACGTAGGGGTGGTTGGCGTTGGGCATGGTGGTGGAGATTAGCGGACGCGCTTAGTCGCGGCGGGTTTCTTTTCGACGTATCCGGGAAGGGACTTGTCGATGGCCTTGGCGAGATCGGGGCCGGCGAAGGTGACGACTGCGACCCAGCCGAAGATGAGGATGAACGAGAGGGCGATGAGGGACTTCATAGGTTTAGTGGAACGGAAAGCACCTTGCCTGACTGTTCCGCATTCGTCAAGCACCTTTCCGCAAGGCAAAAAGAAGACCCCCACTTGTCTTGTCAGACAGAGGCGGGGGCCGTTATGGGGTCTACTATGCCCCTTAGACTCTCCGCGTCAAGGGGTCTTAAAGGCCTCTCCCTGCCCTTCCTAGGCGTTTTGACGGCGGGAACGGAGGAAGACCGCCACCCCCACCCCTAGGCACCCCACGGCCAAGGCCCAGCCTAGGTCGCGGACGGAGCGGAGGGCTAGAGTTGCCGTGCTCATGTTGCGCTCAAGGTCGGCGGAGTCGGACTTCAGGCCCGCGTCCGTGACAATCATGACCAGGGCGTCGGTCGACTGCAGTTGGTCGAGGACGTATCCGGCGATGTAGGCCGACGAGAAAGCCGACACTCCCGCGAAGCCCGTGATGAGGGCGACCGCAAGCAGGAGGTTATCGCTTCCGCTTGGCAGGCTTGGCTTTTGCTTTCCCATTGGACTTAGGTTTGCCGGCGACCGCAGCGACCTCCTTTTCTCCGCGGGCCTTGATGTAGCGCATCAGGTAGTCGAGGCATTCGGGGGCGGCGTAGCCTGCCGCGCCGACGACACCCATCCGCAGGCCCGGGCTGGAGATGTGGTCCTGGATGCCGTAGCCGACCATCGCGGCGGTGATCGCGGCGGCAAGGACACGGCGCACGACCCAGCCGAAGGACACGGGCTCCGTCGAAAGCAGGAGACGGGCGGTCATGGCTAGGCCGCCGAGGACCGAGGCGACGACGCCGTCCTTCAGCTCCTTCGGGATGGTTTCCGGGTCGATGGGCGGGGAAGGGCTCACGAGATGCGGGGAGGCTTGGCGTTCGGAGAGATGAGGACGCGGCGGTAGTCTTGAGCCCAGAGCAGGGCGGCGAGGTCTTTGCCTGCCCGGTCCACCTCGGCCTCCGTCATGCCAGGGAAGGTCAGGTGGATCTGCTCGTGGCAGAGGACTTCGAGCTGACGCTTTGCACCTAGGCGGG